GAAAATCAACTTGACATCCATCCCGGTGAGTGCGAATGCGCAGGTGAACCAGCGGCGCATATACAGGACAGTCGCGGGCGGGTCTACGTTCCGCTATCTCGCGGATGTTAACGACAACACTACCACATCGTATGAAGATGATATTGCTGACACCTCAATGAACACGAATGAAGTGTTGAACGAGGACCGTGGCCACGTTGACCCGCATCGGTTTGTAGAGGTGTATGCAAGCCGGTTGTGGTTTGGCAATTCGAGTTCGTATCCGAGCGGGCTTAGGTATTCGGAAGCGAGCGCGTACACGGACTTCCCGGCGATAAACCTGATCTTGGTAGACCGTGGGGGCGGTGACGAGATTACCGGGTTGAAGTCTGCATATGGCGGGCTGTTGATTTTCAAGGAGCATTCTATCCATTTCCTGACGGGTACGGGCGCGACCACGTTTGATTTGAGGAAGGTGGTAGATGGGTTTGGTTGCGTGAGCGGGCACACGATTAGCAGCGGGCCGGGGGGTATTTACTACCTGAGCCATGACGGGGTGTATCTGTTGGGTCCGAGCATGGACACACAGTTAGTAAGCCGTCATCAGCGTCCGTTGTTTGAGAACTTGGTAAAACAGCGTCAGATATACGCGACGGGTATCTATGACCATAGAGCCGGTCGGTATATCCTGAGTTTTGAGGGGGCCGACTAATGGCGGTGACGTGGGGTATACATTTACCGCTTACCGATGGGCTTGGGAACAACCTGGCAAATGTTGGTACGTATGGCCCATCGGGGAACGCCTATCATTTCGGTTGTAATTGGGTAGTAGACGGCACGCGGGGACTGTGCCTTGAGTTTGACGGTCTGACATCGTATGCGGCAACGCCTAGAGTTATCCCCGACATGGACACTTACACCATTGCCGGGTGGATAAAGATCGCTTCGTTTCCTGAATCGGAATCGATAGTGGCTTGTTTCGAGGGCGCGACAAATCTTGCTCTGTATGTAGTGAATGACGGGTCTCTGAAATGCACCTACTACACTCAGAATGAACTGCCTCGGACGGTTCTGTCTGCGGACAGTTTGATTGCTACCGACACATGGTATCACGTTGCTTTGGTTCGGGACACCTTATCGGCAACGCTCTACATAGACGGCTCCGCTGTGGGCACTGGCGCATTGGCGCAATCCGACTATGCCTATCATCCTGTTTCTCTCGTGTTGGGTTCCAATGGCAAGAATATGTATTCGCTCAACGGCTACATGCAGAACTTCCGGTATTCGCCGGATGTGGCCGAAGCGGCGGATATTGCCGCGCTGTATACCGCAGAGTCTACCACCATCATTCCGCAAACCGCACTCCGGTCGATTCCCCCCGACCGTAACAACCTGACCCTTGTATTCGACGAAAGCACCGGCGCGTGGTCGAAATACGACATCGGGTTTGACTTCCTGTCGGGTTACCGGAACAGCCAATACGAATATGCCATTCTCGGGGCGCGGCAAGGGTATGTCCATGAAATAGACGTGGGAGACAACGACGGGGCTTCTGTCAATGAAGGATATGCCACGCTCATCGGAGACGTGGATTCCGGCGGGACAGATAACATCGTAGACAATAGCGCGGCGTTTCAGACGCTTGGAGATGGTCTAGCCGGGTGTCGGGTATTCGCACGGGCCGATGATGAATCCGATTGGCAGGAACGCACCATCATCGGCAATTATGCGACGAAACTCTATGTCGACCGTCCGTTTGTGCCTTCCGTAAATGGCGGATCGTATGTCATTGCCCCGATAGACTTCTATTGGGAATCGCGGTGGATGGACTTGGGCGATCCCGCTGTGCGCAAGCGCATCTATTACCTGCAAGCATGGTTGCAGGAGACAGATACAACCGAAGACATTACCGTTAAGTACAAGACGGAATACGACGAGGATTGGAACGATACCACCCTGAGCACGGATGACGAGTTTGCCAAGATTCTAACCCCGACACGCGGGCGCAAGGTGAAGCTACGCTTTGAACACATCATGCCGAATGAGCCGGTAGAGATTGAATCGTTCCAGTTCATTCACGCACCCAAGAGGTTCAACTAATGAAGGGTGTGGCGTGGAGACCAGGGCGACCTGACCTTATCCTGCGGGATGTGGTGAACATGCTCCCCGCGTTTGTGGAACTGGCAGGACCGATAGCGGCGAATGAGGAACAGACGATACAACACGGGATGGGACGCAAGCCCATAGGCGCAACCGTCGTGCGGAGCGACGAAGCGTTGAGCGCGGGTGAGGCGATGGGGGTTCAGTTTTCTACAGAACCTACAGACATTAACCTGTACCTAAAATTCAGTGTGGGGGTGTCGGACGGCAACACCATCACTCTGGCGGTATGGTAGGAGCAGATATGGGCGTTGATTTAGCATCGATTCTCGCGGGCGTGACGGGTCTTGGCAATGCAGCCGGTCAAGGCATGAACATTCTTCAGACGATGGAGAATTGGAACCGCTATAACGAGCGGTCCGCCGACCCGCTGTTTGCGCAGTTGCGGAATCAGTTCATCGGGCAGTACAACGATTCCCCCTATGGCCCGTATGGTGACCCGTCTGATTCGTTTGGCGGGCTATTTGGTCGGGACACGGCGGGGAATCCGGTCCAGTACGGGGACTGGGCGGCGCGTCAGTACATGGGTATGATGGAGAACAACCCGGCGATCGCGGCGATGAATGTTTTGAACCAAGGTGCGCAGATGCAGTCCCCTGGGATGATGAGTCTATCGGACTTGCTCAGCGGCAATCCTGGCGCGTCTCAGTATGCACAGACAGCGTATGTGTCTCCCACGACGGCGTTACCGCAGAATCTCTTGAACCCGTTGCCTGATAGACAGGTGGTGCGTGCGCCGTCACAGCCCAATCCTCAACTGAACATGGCGGAACCCCGCGACGCAACGGGGATATGGGATACGCTGAGACGATTCATAGGTGGTAGTGCTGCGGACGGCGGGCAGACCTCGACACCAGCAACGCCAGCTGCGCCGTCTACCCCGGCTCCTGCACGGCCCACGGGGAGAGACACTACCCCGGCTACATCCGGTTCGCGGCTTGTCCGGAGCACGATTGGTATGCCCACTACGCGGACCAAAGAAGCCAGTCCGTTTGCGCAGATTCTAGGCAGCTATGCCACGGGGACATCGTATGTGCCCAAGACTGGGGCGTATCAGTTGCACCAGGGGGAGGCGGTAATCCCGAAGGCCCAGAACCCGGTAGCGCTTCAGAGTTCAATTAACAATGCCCTGACGGGCAGCGGAGACGCTGCTAGTATTCAGGCAGCGATCAATGCCGCACTTGCCAAATCGACAGCCCCGGCGGCGGCGGCCCCTGTGGCTACGCAACAGGGATGGCTGACCAACGGGAGAAGGATGTCTCAGTTTCCAATGGTGGGTGCTCAGAACCCGGCGGCGGCGGCTCCGAAAACCACCACTGTTGCTGCGCCAGCACAAGCGCCGGCGGCGACGATGGCTAGTCCTCCCAAGGTAGCCACAACGGCACCAGTTGCGCAGGCACAGCCCCAAGGGACAAGGATGTCTCAGTTCGAGATGGGCACCACTAACCAGTCATCTTCATATCCGCAGGCAAATCCCGTAGGCGCAACTACAGCAGGGGCATCCCCGAATCTGAATACGGCGCGTATGCAGAACATGGGGGCACTTATGGCCCCTCAGAACTCGGCATATCTTCAGGGGGCCAATGCGAACCTGAATCATATCATGCGCAACCCTGAATCGATGGGGGCGGGTGTACAGGCTCAGATATTCAACGCAGCGGCGGATTCGCGTGACAGGATGCTTACGGACCAGCAGAGACAGATTAAGGAAGGTCTCGCGGGTACGGGCATGAGCAACAGCGGTCTGCAACAGAGTCTATTGAATCAGGCGCGTTCTTCGCGCAATACCGACCTGACAGATGCGATGCGCCAGATTTATACGCAGGCGGCTACGCAGAACTTTCAGGACCGCTTGAACGTTGCGGGGCTTGGCCAGTCTCAACAGGGATTGCAGGCGAATCTTGCGAATAGCGCATACCAGCAGCAGCAGGGTCTTGCGAATATCGCGTTGCAGCAGCAGGCGTTACAGAATGAGATATTCCAGTCTGATCGCAACTACAATTCGCAGCTTGCGAGTATGCTTGCCAGCCTGGGGCAACAGGGCATGA